TGGTATAACACTTGCGATTTTAGGTGCTGGAATAACTTCATCAGCAACCTTCTTAATTTCATCACCAGATGTAGCAAACATTCTTGCTATGGTTGAAGCAATCTCATCAGCAGGTAGTCCCGCTTCTACTAGTGCTTTAATGACATCTTCAATTGGTGGTTTTTGCATAACTCCGTCTTAACTTTAAATAGAAATATGGCGGAGGGAATGTTCTGTTCCCCCCGCCATATTGATTTACTGACCTAACTACAATTATGCAGTCTTAGCGGTCAACTTGCCTTGCTTCTTACGGTTGCGGCAGGTAAGGTTACCGTAGCACATGATGAGTGCGTAACGAGCGTCCAAGTTTTCTGGACGAACGAACTCAGTCTGCTGGAACCACTTGCCTGAGTGACCTACAAGTGACAGGTACTTGGAGTTGATGAAGAACATCGTGCCTGCAGGAGCAGCAGTGTCGTAAACAACTGGAGCAGCCTTGAACAACAGGTTCTGGAATCCAGCATCTGCAGTCTTGGTGTCAGTGTAACGCAACTGTGGTTGCAACAATGCTTCATACTTTTCAAACAAGGTACGGGTGGTCAAAATCATGTCTGGGTGGTCATTACCAACCGACACGGTGTTGTAAGCCGTTGCCATTTGTGCGAGGGTCAAAGCACCTGCGGTGTTTTCCTCGTACGAACGCCAGTACTCGTTTCCTGCTGTTGCAGAGTTGATTCCACCAACAGAGTTACCTGATTCAACAATGTTGCCAAGACCGTTCCAGTCCTTGCCACTGTTGCCAGTTCCGTCTGCGAAGAACATCGTGTTGAAACCTTCACGCATTGACTCTTCAGCCTGCATGATTTTTGCTTCCAACAAGTTGATGATTTCTTGTTCACCATTGTTCTTGGCTTCTTCAATACCGCTGATTGCGATAGAAGCAGCATACTGCTTCCATTCGTATTCTGCAGCCGTGATACCAGTTTGTGCTGTTAGCGCAATGGTGTCATAGCCTGAGTACGATGCAACGGTTGAGTTCTGACCGTAGATGAGTGGTTCAACGATTTTGGTACCGCCGTTAAGCATACGAATACGACCCTTTTGCATAAGGTGGTTCGTAAGAACACGGTCACTGAACACATTGTCCGTGAGTTGGTCACGGTAATTTGCGAGCGTTGTACTGAGCAACGCATCAAAGTTTGGGTTTGACATTATTTTCCTTTTAGAAAACTAGGGGGATTTTGTTTTTAGTTTGCACCCATTTGACGCTTAGCGGCAGCCCAAGCATCAGCAATTGAAGTAATAGGTTCAAACGAATCACTTGTCGTACTAGCGGTGGCAGAACTGCCACCATTAATAACACTGGCAATACGCTTGGACTCCAACACAGATTCTTCAATCTGTTGCTGGCGTTCTTTCCCAAGTTTAGCCATTCGTGCTTCATTAACCATTTTATCAAATGCCAACTGCTTATAGATGCCCTCTAAATCTGTTGTGTCTCGCTGTAAAGCGACCTGCACAACCTCTTTAACATCAAAGTCAGGATACCTGTCTTGCAAACCAGCAATTTCTCTTTCAATCTGTTGCTGACTTTTTTCTTCCTCAAACTGTGCTATTCGCCTATCCAGTTCCCTGTACTTCTTTTCAACAGGGTCAAGATATTCGTCCTCTTGTTCCATCATTTCGGCAGCAGCCTTTTGGCTGATGCCATAATGTTGACTCAAAAGTTCCAGCGTTGATGCAGGGTCAGAATCCAAAGCCGCTTGAAGCGCAGTAGCAAATTGAACTTGTTCTCTCTGCTGACTGAGTTCTTGCGTCTTACGGGTATAGTCTGCTTGACGCTGGTAACCAGCGATAGCCTCAGATAAAGGAACTTGCAATTCCTCACCGTCAAGTTTAACAGGAACTCTATAACTAGAGTACTCGTCAATTGACAAGACGGGTGTATCGGGTGCTTCTGTATGACCGTTATCGTACTCGGTTGACCCAACTTCTACGGGTTCCATTCCATCAAACGATGTGAGTTCGTCACTCATTATGTATTTTTTCTCCTAGAGTCCTATAATGGTTGCTCTATATATAATATGGGCGTTCCCTACGCTGTAGGAGGTGCCATTTGTCCTTGCTGTAGCATTTGTACAATTTCAGGTGGCAAGCCGCTCTCAGGGCTTCCAGACGGCGCTGGTGCGCCTTCTGGTGGCATACCCGCAGGAAGTGCACCTTCAGGTCCAGCAGGGACAGGAGGGGGTGCTTGCTGAATAAACTCATCAGGGTTCTTAACACCAAAACCAAACTGCAACACATACGCTGCAAGTTTCTGCATGTTAACAATACCAGCACCAGCAAACGGTGCCATAGCATCAACCATCTGCAAAGCCATCTGTCGTTTAAACGACTCGTTATGCGGCTGGGTGGAACCCGCCGCAACTTCAAAGTCAAAGTCACCAGCCAAATAGTCACGGTCAAAAGTAACCCACATAGGTTCACCATCTTTACCAGTAACACGAGCAACCTGTTCGCCAGTCATATACTGTTGAGCCAACTGCATCATACGGCGACCAACCTCAGCGATGGCTTGTTCAACAACAGCCAACTTATCTGAGGTTCGTGCATTAGCGGCATCCTGAAGCAACGAGGATTCTGTCGCTGTGCGACGAATCTCCGATACAGCACCACGCTGGAATTCTGACACACCAGAAATACGGTCAATGTCACCAATAATCATGTTAGACTGGTTATAGAATTCTGGTGGGTTAATGATTGCTGGGAAGGCTGTTACAACTCCACCCAATGCCTCATCCGAAACCACAGGAACCATAACATTGTCTTCATCTGATTCCAATGCTGAACGACCCAACTGGTCAAATGCCGACTCCTTATATAGATATTTGCGGCTAAACTTTTTGCGATGATTCATCATCTGCGAACGAGTCTCATTAAGTTCTCGTTGCAATGGTTCAATTGATTCTAGGTCGCCAATAGGGTAGAACTGGTCTGGAACATCATAGTTGCGAATCATAACGAATGGTTGCCCAAACGAGTATGGCATCTTCATTGGTTTAACTAGAAACTGGTCTGCTGTTTCACAGAAGATGGACATAGTTCCACCAGCAATATCATAGAATTCCCAAATTTCAGCATAGCCAACATTTTTGTCGTGAACCTTTTTGCGACTTGGGTCATCAGAGTATTTGCTTACAGCCATAACTTGTACTTTGTCACGGGCTGCTTTAATGTAACGCTTATCGTTTTTGATTTCACCAATAGGACGGCGGATACGCTGTGCTATCCATTTAATGTCACTCATGCTAGTTGCGTCTGGGTCAACAAACACATCATGTGGGGATACCCGTTCTGCGAACGGGGCATCCTCACGAATAACCAGATTTGATGTTTCCTTACCGCCACCTGCTGGGTCAGAGAACTCCTCGTCCTCCATTGACATCGCTTCTTCTTCAACGAAACGGTAACCAACTTTAACCCAACCGTGACCGAAAGTTAGCATGTCTTTTACGGCACGGCGGAACTGTGTACGAATGTCACGCTTACGCCACCAATAGTTTACAACCGCTTCAGCAATGACAGCATTAGCAGCATTGTCTGGACTAACTGCGTTAACGGTAATCTTAGGATAGTTAACTGAAATACTTGGTGAAATAACATTAACAGTTGAAAACGCAATGTTAACCAACATTTGGTCTTCATTTTTGTAGTCGTCAAAATGACGACCACGATACATGTCCTTTAAACGCTGCCAAGTTGCATCATAACCATCATCTTTTCGCCACTTGCGGCTAGATTCAATTGATAGTTTTTGTTTCTTAAGATAATCGCCTAGATTTCTGCGTGCCATTATTCTGCGTCCTTTTGCCCCTCATGCCAACCAATATGGTTGTCCAATTTACTACCTATTTTATCAACTTTAATCCCTATTGTACGCAACAGGATTCTGCCCTCCGCATGTTGTTCGGTATTCTCTTTACGCAACTTCTGTAATACCACCACTACTGGACCTGTGATTACAGCAACGATTATAGGAACCCAAACTTGCGACATATTACATCCAGTTAGTTACAGGCTCAGCCTGTACTCCGTTAATAGCGGCATCGGCAACAATTTTGCGCTGTTTCTCAGCAATGGTATCACCATGAAAATTGTCTTTGCCATACCTAAATCCGATATGAACCCCTTTAATATGGCACTTAAAACAAATCTCACCACGGTGAGGTTTCTGTTCAGAATAGAACTGGGTTCCACAAGTTTGACATATAAATTCCATCATAATAGATATATCTGTTCCCTTAGACTAGAAAGGTGTACGATTACGCACATTATGTGCGCCAATAAACGACTTTTGTGCAGGTTTGTTGTCCATAATATGGTTTTCCCACCACAAAAGACTGTTAGCAGGCGGTCTAGTGTCCTGACGGTACTCTGGCAGCCACACATACTTCAGCATTTGGTTGCAAATAGCCAACGAAATAACCCTGTCATCATGCGGGCTACCAGCAGTCTTACCATTTTCCTTACGCACAAAGGTGCGCAACTCTGCTATAGTTAAACGGTCATAAATCTCGATAGCGTTATCACGCATAGCGGCAGATAACTCGTCAATCATAAGCGGCTTGGAGGTTGCGCTAGTGCGCCAACCCAAAATGTCTGTAGCCTCAGGACGAACATGCGCCAAACGGCGCTGCTTATACAAATTCTTGTAACCATACTTCTGAGCAGCCTTAAGTGTAGTCAAACCGTGGTTATTGTTTTCAATACCCAGCAAAGCATTGTTGTACCACCAACCCAACTCACACAATAATTCGCCAAACAAGTCTGGCTCAATACGACCATGCCAAGTAGCAACCACAATACCAGTATCAGCCTGAATAATATGCGCAGAACTATAGTCACCATAACTTAAACCTTCAGCGACATCGGCTCCAACCACATAAACACTTTCCATCCTAGGAAAATCCCACACCATCATCTCACCGTTTTCACTGTGACGGAATTCGCCAGCACCATCAGAGTATAAATGGTAGTAACCAATGGATGGCTCAATCAAAGTCATGTCATCCAACATCTGTGTATCAAACACAGGGTTACCAGACTTAATAAACGCTTCCTCTGGGAAAGACGGGTATTCCTGATGCAACTGCCAAGGATTCATGTTCTTGGCTTTAGCATCATACCAATCTTGTCCACGCTCACCATCAGCCGACCAAGGAAAGAAAATACCCTTAAACTTGTTGGCTCCAGTTTGGGAGCCAACCCACAACTGGTGATAAAAGTTACCAGAACCATTAGCGGTGGACAAACCAATTACACGACCGCCGACATCAGCAATAGGTTCAATAGAAGCCCACGCTTCTTCAGCGTTAGGCAAAAACGCCCACTCGTCCACAATAACCAAATACACAGACTCACCACGAGCAGGGTCATTACTAGACGGCAACGACTCAATAGCAGATTCATTATCAAACACCATCTTTAACTGATGTTCCGTAACCTGTTTAGGTCCTCGTTCACGCATCCATAACGGTAAAAACCTATAACCATATTTTGATTTAGCCAACAACTTAACAGACTCTCGTTCAGTTCTTGATAGCATAACAATAAAACGGTCATGCGCAAAATATGCTAACCAAAAACTATAGGCTGCAGCCAAAGTAGAAAACCCAATCTGGCGGGCTTTTAAAACAATACTATATCGTTCCGACATCCAAACACGAATAGTTTCCCGCTGCGCAGGGCGTAACTCTAAATTAATACGACCATGACTAGGGTGTTTAATGTACCAATACTTAGAACAAAAATATGCAAACGCTTCTAACTGTTCATCAATTGTGGCGTTTTCAGGTCCACGGCATTTACGCCATTCAGATTCGTTTAATAGTTCAGTTAATTCCATCTGGTTTTCCGCCCCAAGGTCCCCAACCATCACCATAACGGTTATCTGCATAATCGTAAATAGCCATCATAGCCTTACCGCTAGTAATGGGATTATACAGTTCTTTACATTTTGTTAAAACACCAGCATCCTGCAAAAAACCCTGCTTAGTGTATTTGTTCGGTTTACACCAGAACTTGTTAATCTGGAATAAACCAATAGACCCACCCATAGGGTCATCACGGTTAATCACCGATGCGTTGCATCGTGATTCCCGCCACATAATATAATCCACCTCGTACATCATGTCCTTGCTATCTGCCACCATCTCTATAATACTGTAGTGGTTCCAACAACGAAGCGTTGGATAGTGTTTAGCGTGGACAACAACAGGTGAAGCCAACAAATATATGGCAATAGCCATCAAGATTATTTTCTTCATACTACCATCCTAGATGACCGTAGTCATCAATCGGGGATATTACTTAAACAAAGCCTTAAACGCTTCGTGGACCTTCTTCGGGTCATCGGCAAATTCTGGTGACAATTCTAGGTGATACCAGTCACCATTTGGCGCACCCCCAAGGGTCGCCTTAGAGTATTTCTGCCAACCTTTACGGGTGCATTTATAACCACGCCCATAAGGTTTAGGGAAATAGTCCAAAACCATTTCAACACCCAACACATCAGCGTTGGCAACAATCATTTCAATAACTTTATTTGCTTCTTCACGAGACTTTCCACGCCAACTTAAATCCATAGCCCGACCCGTTGAGTGAACACTAAGGTATTGCGGTTTCCCTTTAATCGGGCGAACCCCCCAAGTCCCATTATTCCAAAGATTGCCCTTAGAAAGTAGTGAGACATGTTTCACAAAGGCTTCTGTGCCTTTGCGTTTACCTTTGGCTATCCCATCGGATACACCAGTATATTTCAAACTAAGTCGTCCTCGTTAGGGATTTCACTAAACAGTGCTTCATCTGTTTTGCGATTCTCTGCCCGTTGGGCGTATTCGCCCAACCCTAATGCAGATAGAACAAAGGCTACAACTGTTTCAGTTGGTACATCTGGTACCAAAAAAGATGCTATTAAAGCAACCGCAGAAGAAACAAACGCTGCCACACGGACAGGGTTGTTATAAACAAATGCTTTAATCTTATCCATACTATAGGCTGGCTGTTCCCTGCTGATATATCAGTTATTGGGAATAGTAGCAAATACTATGTTGATTATCTTGCGATTAGTATCAATTCTCGGCAATGAACCACGATGAAAAGTATTTGAATCAAACAAAATCATAGAGTTTTCCTCTGGCTTAATTCTGTCGGTTTCTGTTACTTTATCATCTTTGTAAAAAACAGTATCGCCGTCACCATTGTAAACATAAAAAACAGCAGACCACATATTCCAAGATGGGTCACAATTAGGTTCAAGGTCTTGATGCGGTGTAGTAAATTCTTCACCATTCATATTTAAGGTTAAGTTTGCTTTAACTCTAACAATTTGAACAGGTTTTTCTTCAGTTGCGTCAATAGCAGCCCAAACAATAGGCAAAACTAATGATGAATAATTAGACTGAGAAACATCTTCCCTGATAAATGTGTGGACAAATCCTGTCCTTGATGCAACATTGTCAACCTGACCATAATTTATGTCTGGATGAAAATACCATCCAAAATATTGACCAGACATCGCTTCTTGAAGCGATGATAAATGCGTTTTTCCAACTACATTTTTTAGTAGTTTCTTATCTACGAAACTTCTACCCATTCTTTGCCGCCCTCGTTCCATGTATAGTCTTTACCATCTGAAGGATATTCTACTGGTGCTTGCCAATCATAATTGTTGTTCAAAAACCAAGACGGAAATGGTTGTGGTGCAATAAAAATATCAAGATTTTCATTATATTTAAAACCAATACTTGCATATTGTTTTCTTATGTTATTATTATAGGA